ACTCCTACTACTGCATACCCTAAAGAATCTACTTTGACCTCCCAATAATATTTTCCTGATGATCTAGATAAGCAAGCTCGAGCAGAACGCCAGGGTGTATCAGTAGATTGAGCAGTTAAATTATCATTTGATAGAGTTATACTATCATTCTTATCTTTAGGATTCCAAGAATGAATCCTAAATATTACATCTCCTCCATACCATGTATCTATACCATCAGTAACAACAGCTCGATAATGATAAGTTTGATGAGCTGATAATTCCGTGAGAATGTCAAAAAATATTCCAATAGTAGTTTTTGTTTGAGGATTAGTAGAATTGCCATAAGATATAGATGTGCCCCATTGAAAGTAAACATCAACAGACTCTTTATCAAGACTAATAAGTTTTCCATTTATTTTAGCAGATGACTCTGTGAAATCAGAAGCATTTTCGGTTCCTACTACACCTATAATGAAAACTTGTTCATCACTACTATCAACTGTTTGAGCAGTGAGAATTGTAGTCCAATCAACGTCATCATCAGACACTTGAACTGTAAAGTCTTTTATATTTCGTGATTGATAACCAGATAAAACTTGAGTCTTAAATTTTGATATATCGCTTACTTGCCCGAGATCAACTTTCCACCAATTAGGTAAATTAGATGCATAAAATTGCCAGTAATCGTTTAAATCAGTGTCTGAGCAGTATTTGGGTGCTCCATTCAAAGTATTCCCTGCTGTATGGGGCATTGTCTCAACATTCCACTTTACCCCTTCTGCATCACAAGCATGAAGAGTAGTCATACAAACTAAACTATCTCCCCAATTTGTTGTAATATTTACTTTTACATATCTTCCAGAAGGCATTTCTTACTCCTTAGAAATTCTTTACACAGTCTGCATAATAAGCTCCGTTAGAATACAAAAGAGTTATAATATCACTCTTATCCACTGTTGTAGTCAAGGTTGGGACCGAACCACCCGCCCATTTAATAGTAGGCCATGTAGCAGTTCTACTTCCAGTAGCATCCTGAGTGATCCTTATACGATACACTTGACCATTTACAGGATTAACAAAAGTAAAGATAATATTTCCAGTCAATACAACATATTGAGTGCTGCCATTATTCCAGTTAATTTCAACATCGGCTGCATAAGTGAGAGCGTATTCAGCAGCATTCATCTGGGCTGCAAAAGCCACAAATTCGAGAGCAGCTTCTCCAGCATTTACCCTAACAACCTTTAGAGCATCACCAGTATAGTCAGCCGGTGTATCAGTCAGTTCCAGGAAGGTAGTCACTGGTGCACCCACCGATGAAAACTGAGAAAAGACTAATGGAGTAGTATCAAGTATAATAGGATCATCAGTTATTAAAACCCACCCTTTATCTTTATTTACAGTTCCCTCTTCAATGAATGCATACATTCCCGAGGTTACTTCTCCAATGAATAATGCATACATTCCTTCTGTTACTATCACCCCTTCATCAGCATCTATAGTCCTCGTTAGAACAAAAGCAACAGAAGCAGTTCCTTCTGTAGTCACTCTGTAAATACCGTTATCTGCTCCTGCTGCTTGATTTTTCACCAAAACACGATCATCAAGAACAGTATTAACCTCATCTACGGTTAGTATCCCTACAGCATTTCCTGTAAGAGTTTTACCTACCTTAGAACCACTGGCTGTGCATGCAGGAAGAGCAGCAGTAGTAGCTACCCTACAAGAGGCTTTTAAATCAAGCCCTGTTACAATAGCATCAGCATATGCCTTTGTTGCTGCATCTTGAGATAGAACTGGGTTAGCTAATTTAGTAATCCTTTTCGCATTCATGGCAAAATTAGCAGCTGCTGTTCCGCTTAAGATTTCCATAACTTGAGCAGGCGTCTTTGCTTCAGGAACATCATCAGAAGTAGCATATAGAAATGTGGTGGCATCAAATATATCTTTTGTCAAGGCATCGGAGTCGCCAGATATGAGAACAAGCATTTTTGTAGCGGATAATGCATATCCTACCAACTGAATATTACTTGCAGGTCGAGTTTGAGTAAGAGCACCTGCAGTAGTAGGATCAAGATAAATTGGAGCACCAATAGTTGCCCATGTCCAACTTGTATTAGTAATTTCCCCTATTCTGTGAAGACGGATTTCATCATCGAGTGCACCTGATTCACAAGCAAGCCCTAACGAAGGCTGCTTAGTTCCATCTGCCTGAGCTTTATACCACTTACTATCTGCTGCTTTGAGATATAAAGCATCATAAGCAGCTACAGTTTCTCCTAATGTAACAATGCTTCTGGTTGGGATAATATCATCCAGCTTCTCCATATCAGTTGCAAGAATACTGTCCCAGCCTTGCACAGAGTAGTCTATTGTATGCAGATCATATCTAGATGTAGTCATACTATTTCCTCCTAATTCTTTTTACAGATTATTTCTGCTTGTGCTGACTTATAAGTAATACCAGCATCAGTACGATAATTAGACAGTTTGAATGTTATTGCACTAGCCAATGAACCATTGTCAGCAATATTCATTGCCTCTGTATATGTCCAGGTGGCAGCATCTATAGCGGTAGCGGTTCTTTTCTTAACTTCGCCTACCCATACTTCAACCTCAAACAATCCATCTCGATCTGTATCCGCTAATACTTGACCTGGAATACCAATTCCTGCTCCTTTTCCTCTATAACGAGAAGACCAAGTAAGAGCGATATCTGTATCATATCTTGCAGCAAAGCTTCTATCATTAGCATTGAAATCAACAGGCATATAAGGCGTTCTGGTCTTGCCTGTAATTGCAATATCAATTGCAGTTGCTTCTGATATATTACCAGACTTCTTAATATTATAAGGCACAAGCTTAAATTTCCTCGTCACTCCAGGTACAATTTCTGCATGTTCAACTGTTTCAATACTTAACGGGACAATAAAAAACCATTCATCTACAGCATGTGCTTGTTTTGCTGTTCCGAATCTACCTCTGATGATACCTTCTAATTTATATTGAGTGCCTGAAACTGGTGTAATTGATTGAAATGAAATAATCTCATCACCCAGTAAGGCCACGTTTTTGTTTCCACTAAATACCTCAGGCCATGTGACTGTCTCAACATTATCAACATCTGCTACAAAGTCAATGGTCAAACCTATTTTACTATCTATCGTATAGGTATTAGCAGGATATGTACCTACTAATTTACCAAAAGGCACAAGATTATTAACACTTTTGAGCAATGAATAAGAATTTCCATCATCAATACTCATATAAATATGGAATCCTAAATCATATGGTCCAGAACGACATCCAATAAGGAGACAGGCTATATCATCAATAATAACAAAGGGTGCTTCCTTTCCTTTTTGATAAATCAATGGATCTACCGTATAATCTGGAACTGGTATTGCATGACTTTCAGGAATAGCATATTCTGTAACAGCATTAGCAATGGAATATATATCCTCCATTGCATCAATTATAATATTTTCGGATTCAGGATTTTCTTCTCGTATTCGTAAAACACGGCATATCATATCGGATATACCATAGCCACTATATGAGAACTTAAAGCAACCTCCAATCTCCAATCTAAAAGCATTCCTATTTACTTGCATACTCAACATAGCGAATGGATACGACATCTTTAATAAATTCTGCTTTGCTGCCCAAACAGCATCACGATTGTTTGTAAACAAAGCAAACTGGACAGTTTTTGAAACAATCCTTCCCTGAATACTGATATTTCCTATATCTCGAACACAAGGATTTGATACTGACTTCCGGATCTTTAATCCTCCCCTCAAAATTCTTACTGCAAAATCATCTATCGGCATTTTTACTCCTGTTAATCCTAATATCTAACTGTTTGTCTCTGATAATAGAAAATATCATATGGAAATGATTACTAAGTCTGCCTATCACCAATGCATAAATAAAATATGTGACTATAATACAATCAAAAAAATATAGAAACGCCATGAGAAAGCCCATCCATATTGACATACAATAGCCACAATCAAGGAGATGCGTTTCTTGCTCCCTACTATACAAGAAAGGAGTTATTTTGACCATCCGCTTTCTCATAGTTTGCACAGGCGATGCATATAGAAATAAATGGATAAGTGCTTCAGATGCTATTACTAATAATATCAATCTCTTTATATCCACAGATACATTCCTTTCTTTGTTTGTTACCACAGCATTTCTTAAGTTTTAATTTTCTACCACAACCAGAAACAGGACATATCTCGTCAAGATAAGCTAAAACAGTGCCTGGTATATCATCTGATTTGCTTACCTTCTTTAGAGTTTTTAAATATTCAGCAATGCTTACTTTCTTTTCAGATTTTTCATCCACCAGTTCAAATCCTCCTCTGAGTTTAAAACAGTCTGACAACCCTCACTAGAACAAACCAACTGAGTTTTTATTCCTTCTTTATTTTCAGGAACTTGTCTAAACATCATGTCACTATCACAATCAGGACATTTAGGACGTTCATATCTATCCATAATTGTCAGAGGTTTATTCCCATATACTTGAGTAGATAAGAATACTTCTCTCTCTCGTTCAGCAAATATCTCTTGATATAGTTCAAAAGCTTCTGTAATATTCTTTGTAAGATCAGAATCTATGAATATTTTTCTGGCCCTTTGAATAGCCCTTATTCTATCTTCAAATTCTTCTTGAGTTAATTTTTTCATAGTAATCCTGCAGGGCAACAGCCAGCCGCTTTGTCTGCCTCAGATCGATAGTCATTGATACCTTGGACATCTGTAGATCTGAAACGGCAATTGACCCAACACTCCTCTGCGCAACTGCCACAGCTTGTAACACTACAAGGACGCTCACAATAAAAAGTACCTGCACACTGATACTCGCATCTGTGTGCTTCCAGAAGGACATCGTCACATCTATACTTTTCTCTGTCAATAAAAGCATCACACAAGACAGAAAAGGAAAAATATGTATCACTGTATTTAGAATATGCCATATTATCGGTGCCTGTTATAGCAGTTACTGCGATTACCAAAGCATCACATTGCTCATCCTCTACCCACATTATTATTGTAGGATTTGAATTACAATTAGGATTTGTAGAAGGAGCTGTATAAATTACAGAAGTCCCCTCATACACATTCAAAGAACCTCCTCCCTCAAGCGTCCAAGTATAGGGTTTACCTGGTTTAGCATTTTGTACATTTAATGTTTGAGTTTCATTGACAGTCATTTGCTGAGTTGTATAACCAATAGACTCATCTTCACACTTCGGTCTATCACATATCATAAAACCAGACTTACCTTGAGTTAGATTTGCAACAAAAAGTGTCTTTATTTCCTTTCCGTCTCTAAAAGCAGATAATGCACCGCCATATACTTCTAAACGATAAACATCCCCACTCTTATATAAATCATCAATAAGAATAAAATCAGAATCTCCTTTAATATAAATCTTTCCATCTGAGTGAAGTTCAAGTGAATACTTTTCCTTCGTTCCAGTATTATAACGTAGAAATACTCCTGCTGTATAAGGATTTCCTACAAATTTTGCCTGTACCCATCCATCTTTCTGTTCTGCTTCATCAATATAAGCAGTAGGAGTAACAGAATTAAAATCTGCATCTGCTTTATTTGATTCCATTTTGATCTCATTGGCAACATCTACCCAATTCACTCCTACATTCACACCATGCTCAGTAAGAGAAGTCCCATCCACATCTGTAAAGTCATCCTCTCCCTGTTTCTCTCCTTGTCCCCTATATATTTGACTATATTGCACCTTCATTTCATTTATCGTGTCTATCCAACTATTTCTATTAAAACTTGGCTCTTCCAGTATCATATTTTCATCTATTGATAGCAGATTATCAACAACATAATCATCTCTAATCAATTTAGGGTGAAATTTCCCATCCGAGCCATAACGGATAATATTATCAATATGGCTATTAATGGATTCCAGATAGGTTAATGCGGATTGATGTTGGCTAAACAAAATACTAGTCCCACGACCTTCTCCTGATAATTCTGATGCGATATTAGCAAAATCTACTGAATCTAAGTATGCCTCAGGGAGACCCACCATGTAAGCTAAAATATACCACATTGCGTGGGCAGGATTATAATTATAAGTCTGAATCACGTTTTCAGTGGAGAATGAAAGGGAAGGAATCTTTTTCAATACAAACTTGAGCGTAGGACAACGATTATAATCTCCAATATAACAATCGTCAAAAAAAGCATAACACAAACCCCTTAAGGGAGAATTAAGGGTATTATCACTTATAATCTCTCCAATCTTTGAATTCACTACTTGGTCATCTGTTCCAAAGTAGAAAGTCATTGACCCTGTATCTGCTAATAAAATAGTTTCCTGTCCGCCAGATGCAGGACGATTTAATTCTCCACTCCAGAGCAATTCATCATTATCCTTGTAAATGGCAAAAAGAGTATCCACGGGACCCTTGCATATTCCTTGCACCCAAGACATATAGTATCTATGCCCCGTAACTTGTTCCTCTCCTCCACCTCCTCCCTTTCCTCCTGTTTCTTGTGTTATATTTTCAACCCGCTCTTTACCATAGCAAAGAAAGGTTCCTACTAACTTGACTGTTCCTAATACATCGGCAATAGGAGTACCTATTGTATTGCCTGTAAATTGTAATTCTTGTAAAGGAACTCCAGGAGAAGAAATATCAGGAGTTAGAGGATCAACAGCCATTCCAAGACCGAAACCTATACTTGCACCATAAAAGGCTCCCCAAGGGCCTTCACCAATGAAAAAGCCTATAACTCCTCCTACTACAGCTCCTACAATACTTCCTATACTCATGCCAGTATCCTATATGCAAATTTCATCTGACGTCTGAAAACTCTATCAGAGATATGAATTTTACAAACGCCAATATTATCTATAGCTTGATACACATGTTCATCAAAATATATTGCTGTATGTGAAGATGCTTGGCCATAATGTGATAATATAATATCTCCGTTCATTAGGTTATCCAATCCAATTTCCTCCACATCAAATTCTTTCTCTATGGCTTCTTTCAATAGCTCCCTGGTATTGTGCAAGTGCCAGTCTCTGGGATAGTCTGGAATAAGATTATCTCTCCATTTAATCAATTCCATTTCTTCAAAAACTTTAACTGCAAAATGGATGCAATCACAGCCTAATCCCTTAACTCCACAATGGTGTCGAAAAGGTGTTCCCACCCATTCATCAAGTATTTTCTTGAGTTGTTTTTGCTTTTCAGTATCTTCAAAAAAGTATTTCATCTACATACGCAAAACGGGGTTTTCTTCAGGTATCCAGGGAAATCCAAGATAGTTTATGATGTTGTCATACTTATTCCTACAAGTTTTAATTCTCCCATCACAGCCTGGATACGTATCCACAGTATTGTTATCTACCAAGTTGACCATTTTGTAAGCTATTGTAATGGTATTACCACTATGAGCGATGATAGTGCGAGATTCACTTTCAAACTCT